CCAAGTATACGTGCCTTTATAAGGAAGATGTTGATCATGCAATAAATTATAAGCCGTACTAGAATATTCTACTGTTAAATTAAACATATTTACACCAGAAGCATCTGACCCATATTTGTTTGTAACTATAACACTAATAACTGTATAGATATGATGTGCTGGAACAGTAAATAATGTAGTATCTGTACTACTTTGTACAAGCTTTACTGTCTTGAATACTTCCGTTCCAGATGCACTTGGTATCGCCATTATTTAACTCCTATACTCCAAGAATGATAGCTTGATGGGTTGAACTTTGCACAAATGCTCCTTTTTGTTGAACTTTTGTAGTTGTACTTGTGACCACACCACCACTAGCAGTAATTGCTCCAGCTGATGTAATTGTTCCCGATGATGTCGTTGCAATATTTCCTGTAGTACTGATTGCAACATCATTTGTAAGTTTTCCCCCTGTAATTACATCATCTGAAATCATAGCAGTTGCATTAATAGCACCATTAGCAATTGTTGCTGCTGTTACTGCATCATCTGCAATTAGTGCCGTAGTTATAGCATCATCTGCAATTGCAGCAGTATCTACTGCATCATCTGCAAGTTCAGAAGCGGTAACTGAATTTGGTGCAAGATCTCCTGCAACAATAGTGTCTGCTTGAATTTTTGCAGCTGTTACAGAATTATCAGCAAGAGTTCTAGTTGTTATCTTTGTTAAAACTGCCATAGTTTACTTAAAATCCGTTGTTGTTTGTTCTCTACTATTTATTACGATGATGGTTTATCCGGCCAATCAATATCTTCAAATGTTTTTGCACTATCCTGTGACTGTGGAATCTCTCTTAGTGCTTTTCTATAATTCTTCCAAGCAGTACTTACAGTTCCAGTATCACTCAACATCATCCAATCGGTTTGTCCAAGAAGTCTATCTCGTTCAATTCTTATTAATCTCCACTCTTCTGCAAGTAACCTTGCATCTTTACCTTCATCATCTGGTACAAAATGAGATTGAACATATTGTTTTGGATCGAAACTCTTTCCGTCTATGTCTAGTATTTCTTCTGCATTTCCTATATCGTCTTGCCACTTGATATTGTACATTGTATTATTTGCATCAACATATGTACCTAAACTAGAAATTCTATCCCAAACATTTTCATCTGTACATTCGATTATAGTATAATCAGTTTCACCAGAATAATCGACATTACCATCTTTATCAGTAATGGATTTTTCCCAAGCCTGATATTCCTGTCTATTCATTTTCTTAGTTTTTCTCCTACACTTCCAATCTAATTCATTTACTGCTAGGAGTTGATTTGATTTATTATGAGATATAAACATTAATTATTCCTCCCCGACCATCGTGCATGGATTTGACAGTTCAATGAGGAAGCCTTTGTTGAATTATTGCAATGAAATCTATATAACTTATCAGCATGTAAATATAGTTGCCCAGCCATAGTATTTGCATCTCTATCAGCACCATTATGATCACCACCGACCCAAGCTATCATGTGATTATCACCATGCTCATATAATGACAACCATCTTTCAGTTCCAGCATCAAATCTCATAGTACCAGCAATATCATACCAACCACCTTCTTTTACCATAAACCAAATCCCCGACAATATAAATCCTTTTGTACAGTTTCTTAAATCATAATAAGTTCCTCTATAATTATCACAAAGATCCTGCCAATGACCCGATCCTCCATCAGATCCAATTGTACTGTACTGATATTTTGGGCCCATATAACTCGTATTTCTAGTATGCTGATCCCATGTCTTGCCATCAGCAGTAACCACAAGATTCGTTTGTTCCATATTCCTGTCGCCTCCAAGTAATTCATAAGCAACTGGTGTTTCAAATTCTTGATAATGTGAGCTAGTATGTGTTGGAGTTGCTATTTCAAACGCTGTCGTATTAGGAACTACACCCTGAACTGAATTTACACCAAATTGATGTACTCCTAAACTTTGAGAATTTGTCAACCAAGAAAAATCTGCCCAACCCGCACTTCCTGTTCCGCTCGATTTATTTCCACTTTGAGAAGTACTTCCAATATAAGGAACTGTCCTATCGTGAAAACTACGTTTAACGAAATTTGTTCCAAATGAAGATAATCTTAATGTTGTATTAGTATTACTTGCAGCAGAAGAAGTTCCCCACGACCATCCACCTTCACCCGCACCATCTTGACCTAAAGAATGAGCCTGATCACCATTAAATAATATATCTCTTGTTATACTTTGTTTTCTAACTCCTTTACTTACGTGACTATTATCCGGCCCACCACTATCTGGAACAAAATCTGCCATCAGCATATAATCTGCAATTATTACTGCGTCTGCTGGTATTGGGGGCATTTTAGGTTGATAGATATGTATCTCTTCTACATAAGCAGCTTTATGACCACTACTAGTTAATGCTATTCCATCAATATAAACTACAGAACTATTATTGATATACCATTGATGAGTACCATAAGGCATATTTTGAGCAAGATTATAGTAATCTTTTTGATGAGTAGAACCATTATATCCACCTCTTATAGAAAGTCCTGTTCCTATGAAATGACCCCATCTATATCTGTCACCAGACCATGACCATAAATTATAGGACTGATCATTACCTTTACCTACAGATGCAGATCCATTTCCATGTATTTCCGTCAATCCATCATCCATACAAAAAGCAGTATAATCTTGACCTTGTAACATTGAATTATCTTGCAATGATCCACTTGTATTAGTTCCTTGATTAGCACAGCCGTTTCCAAACTCTCTCCAATTGTAAGTTTTAGTAAGTTCTGACAGAGAAAAATCCATTGTGGTTGAATGTAATGCTGGTTGAGATTTAGTTGTCCAGTTATGTACACCAGTTGGAACATTATGTCCGCTAGTAACTCCACCAACCGCAGTTCCTGCTGGCGGCACCATATTTACTGAAGTTTTAATTGCACCAGTAGAGTCTATCCATTTGACAACTCTTCCGCCGTTTACTGGTCTGAAATATTCTCCACCAGAAACCCAAGCTGCTAAACCAAGTGATGTTGCAGTATCTAAGGTTGCATCGTAATGTTGTGCAGTAGTTCCTCCCGAAGCCCATCCTCCTGTAAGTTTTGCAGTATTAGTTGTACTGTTATTAATTACTACTGCAGCTCCATTCTGTGCAGTTGCAAATGGGTTATAATGATGTGCAGTTGCACTTATAGAATGTTTCCTTCCATATGTAACCACATTTTGTGCTGGAAAAATTATTTCTGTAGTACCGAAAGTTAAAGTTTGATTTGAATTTGTTGCACTTGCATTTGCAGAAAGTTCAAATGCTGTGGTACTGGTAACAGAAGCAATCGTTGTACCAGCTGGAATCCCTGTACCAGTTACAGACATTCCTGCAACCATTTGAGCATTTGCATCATGTGTTACTGTTGCATCACCACTTGTAGTATCACAAGTAGCATCTGTAAATTTACCATGTGCTGTTAATTCTACTCCTCCTATATACTGACTTCCAGCAGTTCCTTTTATTATTTTTAATGTATTAATTCCCAATATTGGAGTAGAGGAAGAATGAAAAGTTAAAGGGCAAACAGAAGCGGCCTCAACATATCTGCTGCTGAGTGGAGTGCCAGTGGTTGTTGTTGCTATTGCATTTGCTTGTACAGTTCCACCATTTAATGTAAGATTAAAAGTTCTGCTAGTTCCTGCATGCATAAGTGCATTTGCAGAACTGAAATATCCTGTAACCTCAATAAAGTCTGACTCTTCAACGTTTAAATTAATTCTACCAGTTGTATGATCACTATATTCAAATTGATGAATTCCCCTCCAAAGCATACATCTTGCCCATTTTCTACCATCTATATTGAAAATACGTCTTGTCATTGCAGCTGTTTGTTCATGATTTTCTTGTATTGATCTAAACATTACTCGCTGTGTTCCAAAATGTGCGCCAATACGAGGATCTTCAATAGGCACGCTACCTTTAATATCAGTATAGTAATAACTGTGTCCGTCACTTTGTGCAGTACCATAAGCACCAGAATGAGATGTAGTTCCGTCTAAAAGTTTTCCTGCAATTGCTGGTTGTAACATACCAGGCTGGATGTGTGGTTTTATTCCTATAGTATCAGAAAAAACTGCATTTGATACTTTTGCAGTTGTTATAGCATTATCTGCAAGTTTTGCAGTTGTAATATTTGCATCTGTGATTTTAGCAGAGGTGACCGCATTTGTTGCAAGTTTTGCTGTAGTAATACCATCAGCAGCACCAGTAGAATCTGCAATCTTTGCTGTTGTGACTGCATTTGCAGCAATCGCATTTGCATCTACCGCATTATCTGCAAGTTCTGATGCACCTACTGAATTTGCAGCCAAATCCCCTGCGGTTATTTCGTCTGAAAACGTTGTTGGTGGTCTACGTAATGCCATTTAATTTTTATCCTAAGTGTTCCAAGTTACTACTAATATTTATTACGATGGTTCTGAAGGCCATGTTATACTTGCATAAGTTGTTTTAGCTTTTTGATCTTCTGGTAATGTTCTCAACTTCGTTCTATATGTTGCCCATTCTGTTTTCTTTGCAGAGGCAAGTGGTGAATCCGAACCTTGAGTCCAATCTGAATTTGTCAAAAGTCTATCTCGTTCTGCTCTTATTCGTTTCCATTCAGTTGCGAGAATTCTTGCATCTCTAGCTGAGTCATCTGGTACAAAATGAGATTGAACGTATTTTTTAGGGTCTTGACTTTTTCCAAATGGATCTTTAAGTTCTTCTGCATCTCCTATATCATCTTGCCACTTAATATTATAACTTAGTGACACGCCGGGTGCTGATAGAGTAATATATTCTGTAAGTTGCCTCATTCTTTCTTTTACATTTTCATCTGTAAATTCAACAATGGTGTATCCAGTTTCATCCGAATAGTCTACAACACCTTCTTCATCAGTAACAGTTTCTATCCAAGAATTATATTCTGTTGAATTCATTCCTTTTGCGACCATTCTACATTCTCTTTCTGAATCAGAATAAGATTGTAATGTATTTGATTTGTGTGCTATAAACATATTATACCCTTTTTATTTGGAACATTGCCCATACTCCTCCATGAAATGTGTCATAACATTGAACATAATCCCCTCTTAAAAAGTAGTGTGTATAAGACATTGTAGCAGAATAATGATTTGATACGTTATCATGAAAGGCGATTGCATCAGCACCATTGACTCTGATATAAGTATGTCCTGTTCCCACTTGTTTTAAATGAGGAGCTGTGATAGTATATTCCCCACTTTTTAGACAAACCCATCTATCGTAAGATATTGCCCAATCTTTATTTCCACCTTCCATCACATAAGAAGTACCTCTATGCTTTTCCAATATCCAAACAGAATTATCACTTGTCCAACCACCATGTTCGTCTCTTGCCGATACAACTATATTTCCTATATAACTCGTATCCCTTGTAACCTCTTCCCAGCTTTTGCCATCAGCAGTTACAATTAAATTATGTTGTTCCATATTTCTATCGCCACCAACTAAATCATAAGTAAAAGGCGTTTCAAATTCTTGGTAATGAAAACTTGTATGAGTTGGCGTTATTACATCAAATCCAAAATAATGAGGTGAGTTGACCGATGAACCAATTTTTGCTCCGCCCATTTCAAATTTTTGAAGTTTAAGAGTGGTGTCAGGATAACTGGAAATACCATCATATCCTGGCCCAACATGAGTTCCACTTCCGTCAGAGATAGTTACACCATTCTGTTTGTAAGTTCTGCGCCTAGCTGCTGGATCATATTGTCTGCAATGTGCGTTTGTTGCAAATGCAACAATGGAAACTTCTTGAGTATTTTCACCATGTGGTTTATTAACTTGAAATCCATGAACCATTGAATTTTGTGAATCTTGAGCCGAATTAAAGTGACCAGTTCCATCATATAAAATTCCCGAAGTGAGATTAGCAATTCTACGAGCACCCTTACTTGTAGTTCCATAATATTGAGTTCCATTTGTATCTGGTTTATGTTCTGCCATCAGCATATAATCTGCAAGCACACACGCGTCCTCTGGAATAGGTGGTTTTTTAGGTTGATGAATACTTAATTCACTAAAAGTAGCTACTTCTGATCCCGCATTTCCAGCATATTCAAAGTAAACAACATGAGTTCCGTATGGAAGATTTGAAACAAAATTTTTCCATCCCCATCCAGTAAGAGTATTATTTGCCAAAATAGGAATACCATCAACGTAAATATTATAGGTATATGTACAAGTGGCAGGGTTTATATTCGTAATAGAAAATCCTGTACCAATAAATGTATAATGTGCTTTCTCGCCCGAAGTAACCAAATCCCATGCATTTAAAACACTAGTCGCACCCCCCCATTTATCAACGTGCTTTCCTGAAAAACCAGTTAATCCATCATCCATAATAAAAGCAATATCATCATTTGTACCACTTAACATAGAAGCATCATCCCATGAAGCATTATTATTTGCCCTGCCATTTCCAAATTCTCTCCAATGGAAAGTCTTTGCAATTTCTTCATCTTCATTAGTTATTGCGCCAGCTTCGATAGTTGGTTTATATTGATTGTTTGCAATAGATGCATTTGCTTTTGCAGTAGCACCAGATAAATTGGCTGCATTTGCTATAGATCGTGCATTAGGTGGCATTACATTAACAGATGTTTTTATTGCTCCAGCAGAATCAACCCAAATTATTACTCTACCGCCGTTGTAAGGTTTGTAATAATTGCTCGAATGTTTCCATTTTTCCAAACCTATTGAAGTTGTAGTATCAATATTGTGACTTGACCCTGTACCTACTGGCCACGATGTTCCATTGTGTGCAGCTGCAGCCCATGCAGTTGTTCCGTCTGTCTTAAATGCAAATGGATTATAATGCTTATGTACTGCATTAGTTAGGGTATTAGAGCCTATACTAAATTTCTTTCCGTAACTAACTACATTTTGTGCAGGAACAATTACATGATTTCCTCTAGTTGCATCAGCATTATCATGGACTATCAATTCACATCCATAACAATCCATATCAATAGCAGCAAATTGAAGTTTTATTGTATTAATTCCTATTGGTGTATCTGCCGATAAAGAAGATCCTGCAGCTGTAATATTTATATTTCTGACTGCATATGTATCCTTATATCTACCGCCCCACGGATCATCAGCTCCAGTACCCATGCCGGAAATGGTTGAATGTGCTTGTACACCATTTACCCAAACTCCAACTGTGTTTGCAGCAGAATTTGTACGATTTTTTAACAATAAATTAAATGCATTAAAATATCCAGTTACTTCTAGGTAAGAAAGATTTCTATTAAATGAAATATATAGCCCAGAAGTGTCATTTGACATAAAATTATTACCAGTAACTTTGGGCATTCCAGCTCTTATCCAATCCCTACCATCAACAGTATGCACATCAAAACTATTGTCTACTGGCCCTATATTTTGTATACTTTTAAACATATGTCTCTGTGATCCAAAATGTGTGCCGATACGAGGATCTTTTAATGGTTTGCTATCTTTGATACTTGTATAATAATATGAAACAGTAGGCCAACCAGAAATAGATTGAGGTGTTCCAAAACTAGAAATGGTAGTCGTACCATCTAGTCCTTTTCCATTATATGCAGGATAAAGAAGACCTGGCTTGATATGAGGTTTTACTTCGATTGTATCTGCTGCAATCTTTGCACCAGTTACATTATTATCTAAAATTTTTGCAGAAGTTACTACATTAGAACCAAGTTTTGCAGCAGTATCAATTGCTCCATCTGCAATAGCAGCTGCACCTACTGCATCATCTATAATTTCAGCAGCACCTACGGAATCATCTGCAAGGTCAGCCGCAGTAATGGTTGCATCTAACAGTCCAGCACTCGTTACTCTTGAATCGTCATCTATGTTTGCAAGGAAATCTGCAAGTCTTCTTGTTTTAGTTGCCATGTTACTCTATATTTATCCTGTTAGTGGTAGATATCGAATCACTAAATTTGAACCAGATGGTGGAGCTCCTCCTACCAAAGTCATTGTTGTTCCCGATATCGTATAATCAGTTGTTGGTGTCAAACAAACTCCATTTAAAAATACCAATATATCATTTACTCCATAATTTACAGTAGCACTTGCTGCTTTTAAAGTTTTGGTTGTAGCATTGAAGCCTGTATCTATTGTAGGAGCTCTGTAAGTTGCATTTGAATAATCAAGGTTTAATTTCTTATTTGTAACTGCTGCATCTTGTGTCGTATTCGTAACTCTGTTATCTTCAGTTGCAAGATGCATCACAACAATGTTATTTGTTCCAGATGTTGTTGCACCAGTAAAAGTTATTGCACCACCCGATAGGGAATATGCATTTCCAGCACCTCTTTGAAAAACTCCATCTAAAAATACTGCAATCGAACCCGCAGTTGGTGGTGTTCTTCCAAGACTAACTGTTTGTGAAGTTCCATCTCCGTTGAACATCTCTACTAAAGGTTGTGTGTTTACAGTTGAAGAAGATGCAGTCTGAAGAACATTGCCCATGTAAACAATGTAAACTCTAGAACCGAAAGTCATGCTCTGACTTGTTTGGGAAGAAGTTACATTATTCGTGAGTGTAATGGAAGTTGAACCTACTGTTGCAATGAAAGTATCCGCAGGAACAGATGAATTCCCTGTTACACCTTGTCCTACAACCAGATTTGAAGTTTGTGCAGTTGTGAAACCAGTAACAGTATTTGTTCCTGTATTAAATGCAAGAGTTCCAGAAATCGTTGTAACTGGAAGTGCTTCTGCAAAAGTAATCTGTGCTTGTCCGTTAGATGCACTTCTTCCTACACTAAACGCATACCCTGGCTCTTGTACAATTCCGTCAAGAGAAACAAT